CATTTAAACAATTAGTTAAATCTTATACAAAATACTTAAATGATATTACTCGCGCTGAAATGTTTGATAAAAATGGTATGTATAATTCTAAATTAAAAGATTATCACAATCAAATAAAATATTATGCTCAAAATGGGACTGAAGAAGAACAACAAGTTGCTAATTTTGCATTAAGTTTTATACCTTAAAATAAAATATATTTAAAAACAAATTTGGCTCCCTAAGGGAGCCTTATTATATTTATAAGTAAATGTTTAACAAATTAAAAACATATGGAAAATGTTATAAACGATTATAGAACACGCACTATAAAAACACCTGATAAAATACAAATTACTTTTTTTGATAATAAATTTCATTGTTGGGATCATGTGGCTATTAGATATCCTAAAGAAATGAAGAAAAAAGATGAATACTATTTATATGGGTTTCAATACACTAAAGAAGATTGGATTGAAGCACGTAAAGATAGAAACGGAGTACCACCAGATAAGAATCCACAAGTAAAATCAAGATTTTAATAAATAAGTTTGGCTCCCGTAGGGAGCCTTATTATATTAATGTATTATAAAATTATAAGTTATGAAAATAGGATAGTTTTTCCTACTTTATTACATATTTATTGTCGATAAAACTAATTAATATGAAAGTAGGCCCTAAACCCATTACTAATAATAAATTTATAGAAAAATCTAGACTAAAACATGGTAATAAGTACGATTATTCCCTAGTAGAATATATTAATGCCACTACTAAAATAAAAATAATCTGCTCTAAACATGGTGAATTTGAACAACAACCCAATAATCATGTGTTTGGTCAAGGTTGTATAAAATGTATGGGTGATAATGTAAGAAATGCTAGAAAATTTACTAAGGAACAATGGATAGAAAAATTTAAAAAAGTTCATGGTGATAGATATGATTATTCTTTAGTAAAAGAATTTGAAGGAAGTGGAATGTTAAATAAAGTTATAATAGTATGTTCTAAACATAAAGAATTTTTAATGAGGCCTCAACTCCATGCTAAGGGGGTTAATTGCCCCTATTGTAATATATCTAAAGGTGAAGATGAAGTTGAAAAATATCTTATAAAAAATGATATAGAATATGTAAGAGAACATAAGTTTGATAAATGTTTTAATCCAAAAACTAATAAAAAACTACCATTTGACTTCTTTATCCCTAAATATAATCTAGTAATAGAATATCAAGGTGAACAGCATTATAAAAAAATGGGTAATTATTTTGAAAGTAGAAATGGGGGGTTAGAAGGAAGAAAATATAGAGACAAAATTAAAAAAGAATTTTGCTACCAAGAAAAAATTAATTATCTTGAAATACCATATAAAGAATTTAATAATATTAATACAATTTTAAAAAACAAGTTATGCGTATAGGAATTACAGGGGCTCAAAGTACCGGAAAAACCACTTTAGTTAATGCTTTAAAGGAATTACCACAATTTAAAGATTATACTTTTGCTACTGAACGTAGTAAATATTTAAGAGATTTAGGTATTCCATTAAATACTGATTCTACTTTAAAAGGTCAAACTATATTTTTAGCTGAACGAGTAAGTGAATTAATGCATGAAAATTTAATAACTGATAGAACAGTTATTGATGTAATGGCATTTACAAATGCTGCTAAATCTATAAAAGAAGCAGATAAAATTTCATATGAAGAATATGCTCGTAATTTTATCAATGAATATGATTATATTTTTTATGTATCTCCTGAAGGAGTAGAAATAGAAGTTAATGGAGTCCGTGAGACTAATGCTGAATATAGAGATTTAATAGATAATACTATTGCAAATCTACTTAAAAATTACAATCACAGAATAAGAAACTATCATCAAATATCAGGTACCACAGAACAGCGTATAAAACAAATATTAGAAACCATTTCTTTGTAATATTTATACCAAAATATATTAATTAAAAACTATAAAATAAAATGAACTTTAACGACAATTTTGATTTAAAAAAAGCTAAGGCCTCTCTATTATCTGAAAACTATGGAATGGATAACATGGATGATATGGATAACATGGAGGGTATGGACCACATGGACTCATTAGATGAAATGGCCCAATTAACAGGGGATTTAAAATCCGCAATAGAAGCTGTAATTAGTGCTAACCCAGAATTAAATGGATTAGAACTTAAGAAAAAAATTAAAGCTGATCAAGCTGTAAGAACTGCATTAGCTGGAGATGATTTATATGATAATCAATTAAACCGATTTATTGAATTAAATAAAGGTGAAAGATCTAATCAACAAAGAGGTAGAAAAGCCGGTACTCCTAATATAGCTCCTAAAGCATCAATTAGTGCTGACGTTATTAGTTATTTTAAAGGCTTATCAAAAACTTCTCCTCTATGGGCTACTTACATGGAAAACCCAGCACAAGCTATAGCAGATGCTAAAGGTGGATCAGCACCCGAAGAAAAAAAAAAGTAAGTTCTCCAACTCTTAAAATAGTAAATTCACCTAAATCCGAGCCAAAGTCCGAACCTAAATCTTCTTCTACTGAAAAAGATGTAGCTAAAGAAATAAAGGATGTTAAAGCTGAAATGGCCGCTAATGCCCAAAAAATGAAGGGGGTTAAGGATCAAGAAGAATACGATAAGTATATGGAAATAGGTAGAGAATTAACTGCTAAATTAAAAGAATTAAACAAAGAAGCTGGGGTGTAAATAAGTTTTAGTTATGTCTGAAAATCAACAACAACTTCCTTTAAAGGAAATCATAAAACAAGAATGGGTTCGCTGTTATAGCGACCCAATCTATTTTATGAAGAAATATTATTGGATTCAACATCCCCAACGAGGGAGAATTCAATTTAATCTATACCCATTCCAAGAAAAAGTACTACAACAAATTCAAAAAAATGAGTATACTATCATTAACAAATCCCGACAGTTAGGCATATCAACATTAGCATCAGCTTATGCTTTATGGTTAATGTTATTTCAAAAAGATAAAAATATACTTTGTATAGCCACTAAGCAAGAAACTGCTAAAAATATGGTTACTAAAGTACGTTTCGCATACGATAACTTACCTAAATGGATGAAATCAGGCGAAAAACCAGCTGAAAATAACAAATTATCACTTAAATTAACTAATGGTTCTCAAATTAAAGCAGTAGGTGCTACATCAGATGCAGGTCGTTCAGAAGCCGTTTCATTCCTTATTATTGATGAGGCAGCTTTTATTGAAGGTATTGATGAGATTTTTGCTTCTGCTCAACAAACCTTAGCTACTGGGGGACAATGTTTAGCCTTATCTACACCTTATGGTACAGGTAATTGGTTTCATAAATCTTTTACTAAAGCTCAAGCTAAAGAAAATAAATTTGTTCCTTTAAGATTACCTTGGACAGTACATCCTGAAAGAGATCAAACATGGAGAGATGATCAAGATGAAATCTTAGGACTTAGACATGCCGCTCAAGAATGTGATTGTGATTTTAACACATCCGGAGATACCGTTATTGAACCCGATATGCTTAATTTCTTAGAATCTACTTTTGTAGTAGAGCCTATGGAACGAAGGGGTCCTGGAGGGGATTTATGGATATGGGAACTACCTGATTATTCTAAATCTTATATGGTTGTAGCCGATGTTGCTAGAGGTGATGGTACTGACTATTCTGCATTTCATGTTTTTGATGTAGCGGAAGCTAAACAAGTAGCTGAATTTAGATCACAAGTTCAAACTAAAGATTATGCTCATATATTATTTTCAATAGCAACTGAATATAATGATGCCTTATTAGTAGTAGAAAATGCTAATATTGGATGGAGTGTAATTGAACAATTAATAGATAGAAGTTATAGAAATTTATATTATTCTTCTAAAGCTGATACAACAATGGGAGCTAATGAAAATCAATTAGCAAGAATGGAAAATGGTCAAGGTATGATACCCGGTTTTACTACATCAATGAAAACAAGACCACTTTGCATTTCAAAATTAGTTTCATATATTCAAGAAAAATCGGTTACAATACAATCTAAAAGATTAACAGATGAGTTAAGAACCTTCGTGTGGAAAAACGGCAAAGCCCAATCACAAAGTGGGTATAATGATGACTTAGTAATGGCATTTAGTATCGGTTTGTTTTTACGTGATACTGCCCTGCGTTTTAGACAACAAGGTTTAGATTTAACTCGAGCTACTTTAGGAAGTTTTCATATCTCAACTCAACAGGCCCCTGGAATATTTTCCTATAATAATCCCGCAGATAACCCCTATAAAATGGATGATGGGGTAGGAGGAACTGAAGACTTCAGTTGGCTTCTTGGTTAAAATCTAAATATTTATAATATATAATAGAATTTTATGGTAGATACTTCATTTTTTGGTAGATTACAAAGATTATTTTCAACAGACGTAATAATAAGGAATGTTGGGGGTAACCAATTAAAAGTAATGGATACAGATCGTATCCAACAACTTGGTTCTATTCAAACCAACTCACTTTATGATCGATATAATAAAGTTTATACTACTACAGGTGGATTAAACTTTAATTATAATAATGATTTATCCTATCCTACAACTCGTATTCAACTATACACTGATTATGAATTAATGGACAGTGATTCTATTATTGCTTCTACATTAGATATACTATCAGATGAAACTTGTTTAAGAAATGATTTGGGGGAAGTATTACAAATACGTTCTTCTGATGAAACTATACAAAAAATACTTTACAACTTATTTTACGATGTACTAAACATTGAGTTCAATCTTTGGTCCTGGACTCGTAATATGTGTAAATACGGTGATTTTTATCTTAAATTAGAAATATCAGAAAAATTTGGTGTATATAATGTAATACCATTCTCTTCTTATTCTATTATTAGATTAGAAGGCAAAAACCCTGAAAAACCTCAAGAAGTAAAATTTAAATACGACCCAACTTTTACATCTCAACAATCACCATTAGGTCCTCAAGTTATCTCTAATTATAATCGTAATACTAATGAAGGTATAATTTTTGATAATTATGAAATGGCTCACTTTAGATTATTATCTGATTTTAATTATTTACCTTATGGTAGATCCTATATTGAGCCTGCTCGTAAAATTTTTAAACAATTAACTTTAATGGAAGATGCGATGTTGATACATCGTATTGTAAGAGCACCTGAAAAACGTACATTCTTTATTAATGTTGGTAATATTCCTCCTAATGAAGTAGAAAATTTTATGCAACGTACTATTAATAAGATGAAAAAAACACCTTATATGGATCCTAGTACGGGTGAATACAATTTAAAATATAATATGCAAAACATTCTTGAGGATTTCTATATCCCTGTAAGAGGTGGTGATGCTACAACTAGAATTGAAACTACAAAAGGTTTAGATTATACTGCTATTGAAGATGTTACTTATTTACGAGATAAATTATTTGCGGCTCTTAAAGTGCCAAAAGCTTATTTTGGATTTGAAAAAGATTTAACAGGTAAAGCAACATTAGCCGCTGAAGATATTAGATTTGCTCGTACTGTAGAAAGAATTCAAAGAATATTAGTATCTGAATTAACTAAAATTGCTTTAGTACATTTATATTCACAAGGATATGATGGTGAATCATTAACTAATTTTGAATTATCACTAACTGTTCCTTCAATTATATATGAACAAGAAAAAGTAGCTTTATTAAAAGAAAAATCATCATTAGCTACTGAATTATTGCAAAATAAAATTGTACCTAGTGATTGGATATATGATAATATTTTTCACTTTAGTGAAGATCAATTTGATGAATATAGAGATTTAATGCTTGAAGACGCTAAACGTAAGTTTAGAATAGATCAAATTGAAACCGAAGGTAATGATCCTTATAAAACAGGTGAAGCTTATGGAACACCACATGCTTTAGCCTCTCTTTATGGGTCTAGTAGATACCCAGGTACTGAGGGAGTGCCAAAAGGATATGATGAAAAGAATGATACATACCCGGATCAAGTATTGGGTCGTCCTAAAGAAAAAGCCTCTACTATAGGTACACAAGATAGTGCTTTAGGTAAAGATAGATTAGGTAGAGATGCAATGAAAAAAGATGATTCTGAATCTAAAGGGTTTAGAACTGCATATAAAGGAGGATCTCCTTTAGCTTTAGAGAACTTAGGAACTCAAGCCGTATATCATCAAATTTCAAATAATTTGAAAAATATGTTTCCACAACGTAAAATAAATTTATTTGAAGAAAGTGATTTATTAAATGAAGATAATCTTTTAAAAGAAAATAAACAAGATTAATATTTATAATTAGTAGTTAACTATATAATAAATAAAAGATTAGGTCATATATCTAATGTAATAAAAAGTAAAACTAATAAAACTAGAGACAGATTGACTCTAATCAAATATGAATAAACTTCGCCATAATAAATATCGTAATACCGGAATATTATTCGAATTGCTAGTAAGAAAAATTACAGCTGATACAATGTCTAACCATGATTCTAAAGCTATTTCTTTAATTAAAAAGTATTTTGTTAATACTGAATTATCTAAAGAAAATAAACTTTATCAATCCTTATCTAAATCACAAAATATTAGTGAAGCTCAAGCTGAATCTATTCTTTCAACTATTTTAGAAATAAATAAAACTTTAGATAGAACTAAATTAACTAAAGAAAAATATAATTTAATTAAAGAGATTAAAGCTAATTTTGATATTGATGATTTTTTTAAAGCTAAAATTAATAACTATAAATTATTATCTTCAACTTATACTCTATTAGAGGCTAATATATCTCCTATTAAAAATTTAGATGATATTCTTACTTCTAAAATGAACATTTTAGAATATGTAGCACAAACTAATATTTTAGGTATTTCTCAACCCTCAGTAAGTGAATTTGAAACCCTAGATAAAGGAACTCGTGCATTAGTTTATAAAATAATGTTAGAAAAGTTCAATAGTAGATTTAATACTCTGTCTGATGATCAAAAAGATGTATTAAAAGAATATATTAATAATATTTCTAATACAACTAATCTAAAAAAATATGTAGATGGTAAATTTACATATTTAAAAAAATCTCTTTTAAAATTATTACCTAAAATAGAGGACGCTACGATTAAAATTAAAGTAAATGAGACAATAAATCTCATTAACCCTATTTTAGAAGCTAAAACTATAAAAGATGATAATATAGTTGCATTATTGCAATATCAAGAACTGCATAGTGAATTAATAAAAATTCATAATGCTAAATAATAAATTAAAAGAGTTAGTACTAAAACATCTAGCTGAACTCCTAGATGAAGAATCAGCAACTGGTGGTGAAGGTTATTTAACTAAAGCTTTTGTTAGAAAACCTACAAACCAAGATAAAAATGCTCCTACCGGGTTTGAATCTATGCCTAAATCTGGTAAGGTCTATAAAAAAATGGGTTTTAGAATTATTAAACCTAATGAAAGAATTGATGCTAAGGATTTATGGAAAGGGCAACATTTAGAAGAAAAAATAGAATACCCAAATAAATACTTTGAACCAATGAAATTTAAAATAGTTGAACCTCAGAAAGAAAAAAATAAAGAGCCAATTAACGAAGTTCGTTATTCTCAATTTAGAAATGAAACTCAAAAGAGAAAACCTCAAGAACAGTTACATATGGGGGTTAAAAAGATTCAACATACTTTAGATGAAGTTAATAAGTTAGTTGAGTTTGCTACTAGAATGAAAACAGAATTAAAAGGTGATGCTGATCAAATGAATTACTTAAAACGCACCCATAATGCATTAATTAAAATAAACGAAAAAATACAAGATATTAATAATAAAATTAAAGGTTTAACTGAATAATGGCAGCAGCAAAAGTAAAATCCAGTTCTACATCAACTAAAATAGACAAACCTAAAAAAAAAAGACCTGGTGTACATTCTAAATGTAAAACATCTAAGTTAAAAAGTTCTAAAAATTATAAAAAATTATATAAAGGACAAGGACTTTAAAAATATTTATACCTATGACAGTACAAAATTTATACACGCAATACTTAGATGGTAAGATAACTAAACAAAAGTTTCTTTACGAAGTACGTAGAGATCAAAATCTTACTATGATATCTTCTAGTAACTCATTTGATGATGTTGTTAAGATATTAAAAAATAAATCTATAATTTCAGAAAAAGCCCATAAAGAATCTAAACAATCTGCTGGAAAACAAGATGTAGAAATTATAGCTAAAACTATTGATATGGTTAACCCATATGAGTATACTCGTGGTATGGAATATGAATTAGAAATTCTAGATGTCCCTGCAACTTCAGGAGACTTATCTGAAGAAAATGTACTTAAAGCTCAGAAAAAAGTATTAGCTAATCTTACAAAAAACCCTTCATATTATACTGAAAAATTATATGGTAGAGTTAAATTTGACGGTGATGAAACTATTGAAATTAATAAAAAATCTATAGAGGCTATTGGTAAAGGTAAAAATGCTAAAATAATTAGAGAAAACATGCTTAAAAATGATTACGAGGATGCTTTATCACGTGATTATGATTGGTACGAAAAAAATAGAGAATATAAACCGGGATTTAAAGTAACTTTTACTAATACAAACGATGGTAACAAATATGAAGGTACTGTAGTACAAGATTTAGGTAACGGTAGATTTACTTTTAGAGCCGAAGATGGTAAAGTATATGGTAGTGAGGGTTTAGGATCTAATTGGAAAATTACTCAAATTATGAATAATAATGACCCAGATGCTGACTCAGGATTTGGTAAGTGGGCAAAATTAACTCCAAGACAACAAGCTCAATCTAATGATATTTATGATAAGCTTAAAGAAAATAAAGAATCTCAAGAAAAATTAGTTAAAGATTCTAAAACTAATAAAATTGTAGGATTACATACTACTGAAAAGGGATTTATTCCTAATGCTCATGGTAAAAAATTAGGATATAAAGCATCTTCTTCAATTCCTAAAGGAACCAAATTTGGAGGAACTAGAATAGATGAAAATTACACTCCATTTACTATAAATGAAGAGCAAGAAGCAGTACTTCAAAGATATGCTGAAGCTACAGGTATACCATTAGATAATTTAAAAAATATGGTTGCTGAAGCTAGAGCAAAAAAAGCTAAACCTGATTTTTTAGATCTTGATAAAGATGGAGATACTGAAGAATCAATGAAACAAGCAGCTCATGATAAAGGAATGAAAGAACATGGTCAATACTATGATAGAGTATCTAAAGTTACTGGTGATTCATCTCCTATAAATGAAGAATGTGATGATTGTGAAAGAGAAATGGGTGACGACTTAGATTTAGGTCATCAAGATAATGAACCTCGTATGATTAAAGGTGAATTATATCAAATTGCTAAACAAGCTACTGAATTATATAAAATGATTAATGCTGTAGATAATATGGGTGAAGTTGATTTTCCTCATTGGTGGCAAGCTAAAGTTATTTTAGCTAAAAATTATTTAACAGGAGCAAAAGATTATTTAGATAGTGCTTTAATGGTAGGTAATGAAGAAGGAGAAATGGAAGAAGCTTTATTTAAAAAAGGTTCAGGCTCTGGAGAACAAAACGTAACTGCAAATTCTCAATCCTCAATAGCAAAATTAAAATCATTAGGATATCAAGAAGTTCCTAACACTAAAGATATAGCCCCAGTAAATAAAGGATAATGAGCAAATCACTATTAATAGAATACGCTTTATTTACACCTAAATCCGCAGTATTAACTGAGGGTAAAGGTGATAGAAACTTAATGGTTGAAGGTGTTATTCAAAGAGCTGATTCTAAAAACCAAAATGGTAGAGTTTATCCTAAAGATATTCTAGCTCGTGAAGTTGAAAAATATATAGATGGGCCAATATCTGAAAACAGGGCATTAGGTGAATTAGATCACCCAGAATCAATGGTAATCAATCTAAAAAATGTATCTCATAACATTAAACAATTATGGTGGGATGGAGATGATTTAATGGGTAAAGTAGAAGTATTACCAACACCTTCAGGTAACATCTTAAAAGAATTATTCCTAAATAAGATTACAGTAGGCATTTCCTCTCGTGGCATGGGCTCAGTTCAACCATTAGGAGAAGGTACAGTC